TGAATCGACCAGACTTTTATAGATACTTCGTTGCCTCAGAAAAATATTGCTGTTCGTAGTGTACAGGTGAAAGATTCGCGGCATGACTATGTCGGCGAACCGGATTGTAGAACATCTCGATATAGTCGAAGATATCCTGACGAGCTAAGTTTCTTGTGTTGTAGATTTTACGTTTGATACGTTCTCGTTTCAGTAACTGGAAGAAGCTTTCGGCCACAGCATTGTCGTGGCAATTTCCTCGTCTGCTCATGCTCGGTTGCAAGTTATGTGCTGCAAGAAAAGCCGCCCATTCATGGCTTGTAAACTGACTGCCTTGATCAGAGTGCACCATGACGCTTTGTTTGGGTTTACGACGCCACACTGCCGCTAGCAGTGCTTGCAAGACCAAGTCTTTGCCCATACGTGAGTCCATTGACCACCCGACGACTTGCGAGAAAACAAGTCAACTACAACGGCTAAATACAACCAGCCTTCATGAGTGCGGATATAGGTAATGTCTGTCACCCAAACTTTATTTGGAGTAGGTACATCAACTGCCTATCCAAGGCATTGGTTACCACGTTATGCGTAACGCCTACATGACAACCAGGCCGACGACGATACCCAACCTGCGCGTGCCAGCCCTGAGCACGCATCAGCCGTGCCACGCGATGGCGACTACAGCTCTCTCCTAAAGCCCGTAAATCATGGTGTACCTTGCGGTATCCATAAACTCGCCCACTCTCAAGCCAAGAGGGCTTCAGTAGTGCTAGCAAGCGTTGGTCCTCGTAATATCGTTGGCTATGGGGGTTACGCAGCCAAGCATAGTAACCACTCACATGAACGCCCAGAACTTGGCAGAGCCGCAGTACTGCGTAGCAGGTCGAAAGCTGCTGGATAAACGCGTACTTTAGCCGGACTCCTTGCAAAGTACGCGGCGGCCTTTTTTAGAATATCTCGCTCTTCGGTTAGGCGTTTGACCTCGAGGCGAAGTTGACGCAGTTCAGCTGCATCAGCCAATTCCTGCTGACGCTGCTCGACAGGCTTGGCATAGCGCTTGAGCCAAACATAGATGCTGTGCGTTGAGACTCCCAGACGTTGCGCAACATCAGCCACCGACCTCTTGTATTCGGTCACTTGTTTGATGGCTTCTAGCTTGAATTCTTCGGTGAATCGTACATGACTCATAATCTTCTCCTCTGTGAGTATTATGAGGCTAAAGAGTATCTACTAAACCCTGGTCGATTCAAGCTAAGATAAGAGTATGTATCAGGTGGCAGAGTGACGCCGAGTAACGGTCCAAGTTCATCTCATTCATCTATGAGTAGGTATGAAAAGAGGTTTCTCTTTTTATAAAAACCACCTCAAGTCACCCCGATGGGGTGGCAAAATCGTCTGTGTAAGCCATTGAAGTTGAAGTGTTAACGACTCTGGCAAGATGCGCTGGACACGGGTTTAATTTCTACCGGCCGATGCCACTATGTTGATTGATTAAAGCAGAAAGCGAATTCTCGTTATTTTTGCTTTTGCGGAGTGCACCTATAATTGCGGAGCAAAAAAATGGCCTACAGCAATGTAGGCCATTTTGTATCTAGGTGGCTCATCCCTGATTCGAAAAGGGTACATGCGGATTATGATCCCGCTACATTCCGAGTTAATACAGTTGCTTGAGAAGGTATGTTCAGCACCAGAATAAAGCGTACTGGATATTAGACACTGTCTAATATTTGACGTTTTTCGCACATAAAAAAATGGCCTGCATTTCTGCAAGCCATTAATTTATTGGAAGTATATGGTGGGCCCAGCTGGACTTGAACCAGCGACCAACGGATTATGAGTCACGCACACCATAAGTAGATGTAATTTAATAGCCTTTTAAATCAACCGTTTACAGCGCCAGCCAGCTAATAAATGGTAGCAGATATACGTCTTTTAGTGTCTATTGATATCTACTATGGGCACATTTTGGACACACCATCATTTAGCGCAGCTTTTCTTGGCAAACAAGAAGCTGACGCGTCACTAGCTCGATGCCTTTTCGTAGGGCGTAATAATCTTGTCGAGCATCTTTATTAAGTTCGGCGGTGGCTCCATTACCCATGCTGGTACTGGTGCTGGTGTCGGACAGTCTACCGGAGTTGGTTGCAGGGCAGGTTGCGTTGACGCGCAGCCCGTGAGCCCCATTGCCAACCAGAACGCGCAGCCGGTCATTCTCATATTCCGCATTTCTTAATTCCCCCCATAATTGAGCTTCGTACAAAGAGAACTCGGCTTGCTTAGTATCTGCCGCAGCCTGCCTTTGTTTCTGTTGATTAAGTGCTTCGGTTGCCAGAACAGTCATGACTCGATCATGTGCACTTTGCTGCTCTGCGAGTTGTGACGAGTACCTCCATCCCTGAACTTGCCAAATAAGCAGGCCAGAGAGTAGGGCAGTAGCAGCACCTGTGATTACCGTAGGCCGGATAGACATATCTGCATCTCCGCTTGCCTGCGTCGCTCAAGGCCGCGCAGCTTCTTACCACCAGCGTATGACCATCGAGGTAGTTCACGGCAGGCACCAACCAGATCACCAGCCTTTAGCTTACGTACGAGAGTGGAGCCGCCATAAGCACCAGCTCCCACGTTGTAGACAAAACTGGCCAATGCAACACGTACGCCATCCGGCAACTGCCTAGGCGTCGAGCCATCAACCACAGACAGGGCTTTACGCACCTCTTGCTCTGTTAGCGCGTCGCACCGTTCTGGTGTGGCCACGTCTCCCATCTTTACGCCATGTGTGTAGCCTTCGCAGATCGTTGGAATACCAACCGGATCAACATAGGCCACAAGCGAGCGCCCCTCCCAAGCCGCAACTAGACCCACTGCAGCGGCAATAACTCCACCACCAATCTTAGTTTTTAGATCCACGCTTCCACTCCTTAAATCTATTCCAGCGACCTTGTACGCAAATTGAAATGCGGACTATGGAACGGTGGACCTCTGGTAGCTTTGCGATAATCAAGCACAACACGTAGATCACCCACAACACAGGCAATAGCGCGCTAAATGCGGCAAGCCACCAAGCAAGGACCCCGCCCCCCGTGGTAATGGCGAAATTAACTCCATCGCTATTCATTCTTAAATTCCTTTGGGGCATAGCGGCCTCCATTAGGCATCCACTCTCAGTGGGATTTCACACACAAGGTTTATGATCGAGTCTTTTGAGTATGTTGAGTTTGTGAATACAATTTCCCCAGATATGTTGATCTGCATCGTTGCGGGGTTTTGAAACCAAGACCCAGAGGCGGTGTTGTACGCAGCACAAGCAAATGATTGTGGCGAGCTTGGTCGGAACCCTGCGGGTAGTACGCCGAGCCTGCTTCTTGTTGAGGAGTTGCATCTTGCGTTGATCGTGAGTAGCGCAGTATTTGCTGACGTTTTTCTAACGCTTGGTGTACTACCTAACTCTCCTGTTACGCCGCTTTCCAAAGTTATGCGTACCTCTTCGCCAGACTCCCCAATGGGATGGGCATACGATTTCGAGGCTGAGTACCCCTCAAAGACCCATGGATTTGTACTTCCCACTGCCTCTTTGTTGTACTGAACAACCGTGTACTTGGATGACCCGTTTGTATATACGTTTGGCTGAGTTCGTCCTGCGCTAGAGCCAACAAAAACAAAGTCGACATCTAGACCAACAGACGCATATCCCTGAATGGTTCCACGTGATGCTGGGTCACTATTACCAACGGTGTTGCTACGTATCTTCGTATTCTTGCAGCCTTTGTGGTAGTTGTTGCCGTCATTCATATCTCCAAGCTGGATGTCAGCCAGTTCGTTTAGCTCGAAGTATGTATTGATATCCGCTTCACCAAAGTTCCAGAGTTCCATACCCACACGACAACGCTGGAACGCGCCACCGATAATGTTCATCCGGTGCCCATATTTGAGCTTGCGCTTGTTTACGATTAAGCCTGTATCGCAGTAGTTTGCCCAGCAGTTAATCAGCACGTTCTGTTCTGGATGAACAAACTCTATGCCCGTAAAGCACTGCTCAGCCCATACATCGATCAGAGTGTGGCCATACCCCTCAAGATACAATCCTGTTTTGCATCGCCGGAACTCAACTTTCTGAATAGTGTAATAGGGGATATTTACCAGGTGAGGCAGATCATCGCCACATGAAATTCCACCAACTACGGCATTAGCTCCTCGATGCCCATCTCCGTCACCATGAATTGTCATATCAGAGAAAGTGACTCGTCCTGGCCATTGATCGGATCCGTCCCCCGTGTACTCATGCTCAAATGCGCTAGTACCTGCTTGGCCTTTGTAATAGATATTGGTTCTACGTATGCCGCGACCAGAAAATGAGTTTTTAGATGTGTATTTAACTGGTGACTTAAGCGTATAACCGCCTTCAGGGGTGTCAACTGCCAAGTTTGTTAAGGCAGCAGCTTGAAAAGCCGGGTGCCAGTCCCAACTCGAAAAATCAAGAAGGTTGGGACGGTCTGAGATCAGGTGCTGAAACTCCCAGACATTAACGCGTGTTGCGTTAAGTGTTTGTGTGAGGTTGTTGGATTTAAACTTTGGCAGAGTATCTCTTTTCCAAGCGATCATATTTGTACCGCCATCAGGATCGGAGGCATCAGCTAAGCGCTCAACGACAAATTGTCCTGACCCATCTACGGAAAGATTTGCTAGGTACTCTAAAAGGGTTTTTTTATTGATCGCATCTAGAGCTAAAACGGGATCTCCTACATCTTGGATTCGATTTCCGTTAGCACGGTAAGCACCTGAACCGTCAATATCCGCAGCACCAAGTAGCAGAGCGCGATTGATTGAGCCGGGAGTTAGACCTAGTACGCCACCCAACATCTGGCAGATCATGGTCAGCTTGTCTAAAGCTTGTTCGTGAGCTCGTTCAGGAAACGGGTCGTTACGCTGGTAGGCTGTTTCTTGCGTGATCGGTACGACGCGCTCAATGCTGATAGTGTCACCAGCGGGCAGGGTAGTCGTGGTCGTAATAGTGCCGCCTGCCTGATTGCCTACACCAGACACGCTATAGTCAACGCCAAGTTCTAGAATGGATGACTTATCGTTATGTTGGCGTGCTACCTGTAAATGGGCGGCATTGAGAAACCGGAAGGGCACAGGGAATGATACCGATGTGCCGTCAGTGGTGTACTGGATGCGGGATTGTTCTGAAGGTACAGTCATGGCTGGCAAACTCTCTGGGATAATGCCAGTCATGATCTATGCGCGCGCGCGTACTTTAGTGCGAAATTAACTATTGAGGTGGAATGAGAAAGCTCAGTGCTGGTTCGGCAGACCGTTAAACCAGAGGTCTGCTGTTAGTGTGTGATATATAAGAAAAAGCTCCGTCAGACTGTTATCTGCGGAGCTTTTCCGTTTTACGGATGCGGGTCTTTAGGGGAGGACTATGGGGATCTTGCGTCTAGCACTCTGGCTATTGCGGCTACTCTTACTGCTTCCAACCGATCTCGATGCAACTCACTTGATCTGGCTTGAGCCATACCAAAAGGAATGCCAAGACTAAGGAGGGATTGCATTGCAACTCTTTCATGTTCATTTGCTTCTTCACCGCATTTTGAGACTGCTGCATCTACAATATCTCTTGGTTGAAAATCACCTTTAATGTATCTGTCGACGTGCCAAGCCACGCAAGAAGCATACATTGCATAGGCCGCGTTCGTAGCCTCAATTCCTTCTCTCATGTTCGGTGGAGCTTGAGAGCTTTGTGCTTGGGCCCCACTAAAAAAAAGCATACAGAGCAGCGCCGCATATATGTACTTTTTCATAATCTCAGTTACTTGGTTTCAGGATTAGATTAGTATACATAGCTATCTCCCGAAAGCCCTCCCAAGATTAGGCGCTCTCAGCCTGCGCCCATCTGGTGAAGCAAAGTAATCCTGCTTGAATTCCTTACGTGCGCGGCGCTCCATGCGTCGCAGATAACCAGGCGATGCCATTTCCTGCAACTGGTTGAAGATCATCCGATCAGTTGCGGCCTTTGTGTACCAGAGGTTAGCGAATGGCACCTTGCCTTTAAGGAACCGCACAGCACGCGCGCCTGCGTCTGTTTCTTTGCCGTCCGCTGCTTTCTGTACGCTACCCATAGTGAGTTTTAAGAAGTCGTCAGCATCTCCAAGTATGGGGCCACCAAGCACACTGGCGATTGATGAGCCGTATTGTGTTTGATCTGAGAAAAGGAAGTCAGCATACAGGCCGAGCGCGCCGCCTTTGAGGAATGCTTTCCCCAAAAACTTGAGCTCAGTCATATCTAGCGGGTCACGACCAGAAGCCACCTCATTGACTTGTACCGCTAGGCCACCAAACACAGAAGTTAGAGTAACCAAACTAGCGATGTAGGAGGCTTTCCCAATGCCTTTCGCTTGGCCCATTGCACGGCTTCCGTGTCGCATCATGATAGCGATCGGGAAGCTCTTGAACTGCATTGCAGATCGGTATAGCTCGGTTGGCAAGCTGCCGCGCTCTTTACCAAACCTTCCATAGATTGCCACTCGCTCTCTGGCTGTTGGTGTCTCAATCACGGCCATGCTGGTTTCAGCATTAACGAATGCCATCATACGAGTAGCGGCTTGGTCGCGTAGGACCTGAGTAGATATACCTGCTTGGTCTGCAATTGGCTTTAAGGCTGCATCAGGTATTTTGTAGATGCTCTGTGCAGTCAGTACGGTATCGCCCATGCCGCGCCAGTCTTCGGGCTGAGCGAGTTTCCACACAGAAAAGTCAGCGTCAGTAATACCGTATTCTTTGGCGCGCTCAGCGAGTTTACGGAATTGCCCTGTTTTAGCATCGGCCATGCTACCTAGTGTTCGTGACATTTCACCTAGGCTGTCCATCATTACTGATGAGTAGGCTTGTTGGCCGGCGCGTGACAGGGCGTTCAAGCCTGAAAACTTCATCAAACCTGCTGCGGCACCCTGAGCATAGCGGGATATACGGCCAGACATATGCGCATCTTGCTGCAGGCCGTCCACACCCCACCGGTTCATGGATCCAATAAACTGTTGAATGCCAAGCCCAGCACGTAAAGCTGTGCGCCTATCGGTTGAGCTGGCAGGGTTAAGGCTACGCAGCTCGTTCATGTACAGGCGCGTGATCGGAATCCCGTTATAGATAGAGGTCATCGTTTGCGTACCTATATCTGAGATGGCTGTTAGAGCAGCGGATCCAAGCCTGCTTGCTACGTTTAGTGCTCGGTAGGTATCAAAAGTAGATGCCATCGCATCCGACACGGCAAGGCTACGCGCACCGGAGATCTCGTTGTAGAGAGTTTCTAGCTTGGTGGCTTGGTTGTCGATTTTATTGGCCAATAACGGATCTCGCTCGGTCATGTTCTTTTTAGCAAAATCAATCCAGTAACGCATCATATTATTGGGGTTAGGGCCTAATGCCTCTACCAGAGCAATATCACGTGCCATCATGTCTATGTGGTTAAGCATACTTTGCAGCATAGGTGTTTCGCTGTATTTCTGCTGCGCTTCAATATAGGACTCAGCATCTTTAAAGTGGATCTGGCGTTCAGCGCTGCCACGGTTGCCTCGCATACCGTTACCCGTTGCTTTACCTGGCTCAATCTTGTTGGCGCCATTGGTGGCAATGGTGCTCCATGACTCCTGTAGAAACTCTATAAGTTGTGCATCGTCCATCATCGAACCGTTAGGGTTCGTGTAGCGTTGGCGGTCAATCCAGCCTAGATAATCCTGAACCCACTGATCTCTACCTGCCTTTGCCGCTAAGTGCTGGCTGTGAGATTGCGGCATCCCCCAATCCTCAAGTCTGCCTATGTTGCCGCCGGCGCGGTTGAATCGCTGCCGTAGAAGCTCTGCTGTTTCAGCGTATTGCTTAGCACCAGTTTTAGCTACAGGGTTGCCAGAGTCGCCTCCGCGTAACTCCGTCACAAGATCAAGCACGCCTTGCTTGTTCGTAAAGACTCCCAGTAAGCCACCTTTTGTGGCATCTATCGCCTCTAGGACGGAACCCAATGCATCATCACGGATAGCATTGGCCATGCTTTCTATGGAGATGGTGCCGCTCTTACCGTCGCTATGAAACGCGAGCATTCTGTTTAGGGCATCCATCTCAGTGTGGGACGAATTCGTGAGGTAACTCTGAACAGCATCATGTCGTAGAGCGGTCAATGCTACGCGCCTTCTTTTTAGCGCGGCATCAGCCTCAACGTCACGTGCGGCGCGATCAGCTGCCGCCATGAACCGCTCGCCCTCAGTCATGGCACGCCACTTTGAGCGATCCTCCATTGCTAGTCGTCGCATAGCTTGGGTGATACGGCCTTCAATGTTTTCAGCTTCTGCTTGTGTAATTCTTCGGCCAATAGCCTGAGACACTGCATCTATACATTCTGCGCGCATTAGGCACCTCTTGTTAGTGCGCACACCACGGCAGCATTGAAAGCTTTTGGTGTGCTGTATTGAAGTTCTGCATCTGCATCGGCAAGCGCCTGACGCAGTGATACGTTAACTACCTCACCGCCTTCCATTTCAATGGGTACGATGATGTCGCCTTTTTCATCTAACAAGGCCAGACCAGCATTAGTTTCTGGATCGTCTATTGCGTTGAGCGGGCGAGGGGATTCGGTGACAGGTCTACTGTCTAGCGTTGGTTGTGCTTCTGGTTGGGTGCGTGCTGGTGCCCTAGTTGTTGGCGCGGGTTGCGCGTTGGCTCTAGCCTGTATCGCAGCAGGCGAAGCACCGCTAGGCATGCCGGAGTCCATAGGTAGGTAATTGGGCTCAGACGAGCCCATATCGTTTAAAGCGTTGCGTACTGCTGCAATAATAGGTTGTTCAATGATTGGTGGCGTATCTATAGATGCACGGTTTTCACGTAGGACTGCGGCCTGTTCGTCTATCTTGGCTAATCGTTGCGCTGTTTCGTTGGCTTGCTTGTTGTCTCGGAGCATGCCCTCTAAGCGTTCAATGCGTGAATCCAACTCGGCAACCTCTGTCCCGCGTTGACGTTTGGCCGTACTGAGCGCTTCTTTGTAGCTAGTACGTGGCGTCGATGCTTGGATCTCTTTAGCAAGCGTTCGAGGATCGCTATCAGCAATGGCGGTGCGCTGCTGTTGAAGTGTGCCCAGCTCGTCACGCACGGTTGTGATTTGCCTAAGTTCTGCCTCGTTGCCGGCTCCAGCGATAAGCCTTGCACGCTCTGTCTCTAAGTTGAGAAGTTCAGTATCAATAGCTCTAGCTGCATTAGCCTGCTCTGTAGAGATGGTAGGTGTACGTGTGACGCCAGTGTATGTCTCTGGTGTGTGCGGTAGGGGAGAGGGATCAGCTCGTTGTGCTGAGCTATCACGGCCTAGCCATTCACGTACGCGGCGTAGATAGGCCTGTGTTTCTGCTGCCTTTGGTTGACGTCCTGCCAGCACTTCTTTGGCTTGCCGTGGTCCCCCGTTGTAATCAGCGATAACTGCATCAACATGACCACCATACTGACGCATAGTGTCTCGTAAGTAACGACCAGCAGCATCAATCATCTGCACGGGGTCGGATGGATCAGCAACGCCGTATTTGCGCAGGTTCTCAGGCATGAACTGCATCACGCCTCGCGCACCAACAGGGCTTACTTGGTTACTGTTACTACGTTCGCCTGCATTTTTGAGCGCATTAAGCAGGCCAGCAGGCAAACCATACTGTTGCTCTACCTGTGCTGCATACTCATTAAGTTCTGGCGCATCAAAGCGCAGGTTGGTTCGCTGCTCAAGAGGCAGGGCTGTGATGCGGGCGCTAGGCGTGTAACGATCAGCAGGGGAGAAATCCATAAGGTACTCAGCCCTTGCAGCCTCCGATGCTTCTAGTGATCGTGGGCGTGATACGAACGCGCCATCGGTAATGCCTGTTTGGGATACGTTAACCGGTTCACCGCTAAGCAGTTGCCGGGTTGCTGCATCAAGCGATTTACTGTGTGCTGCGGCTGTGCTTGGGTCTGAGGGGATGCCAGGCGCTGTGTCGATAGCTGTGTGCTTTGCATCGCGCGCTACTAGTGAGGCATCTATTGCCGCTTGTTCGGCTGCATTTGGCAGGCCTGATCTGGCACCTATGGCACCAAAGGCTGCGCCTAGTATTGCCTCTGCGGTAACAGAAGCAGCATCAAGCGGAGCGTACTGTTGTGCCATTGCTGTGTAGCCACCGGATTCTAGCAACTCTTGAGTGGCACCACGTTGTGCGGCACCTAATGCAACGTTGCTTGCTGCGCCATAGGTTACGTTTGCTCCATAGTAAGCGCCTCGGCTCATCCCTGCGCCTGCTATATTGAACGGGGTCGCCAATGCTTTGGCGCCTATGGCTGCTGGCATCATGACACCACCGCCAATGGTAAGTGCATCAATAAAACCAATGTTTGCAGCGGTACCAGCATCAACTCCTTTGCTGGTCATGTCTTGGAATGTTGCTCGACCAGAGGCGGCGCCAGTGGTAGCAGCGCCAGCAAACATGGCAGATCCTGCGGCACCACCTGTGACAATATTGGCTGCTGCACCAACACCCACCTGAGTCATCACGCGGGACACATCGAACATCACTTGACCAACCATGCCGGTAGTTAAAGGGTCAGGTTTATATTGCTGCGCCCATGTATCAGCTTGCCCCCGTATAGATGTAAAGGGGTTCCATGGCGTGATGCCTGTAGTGCTTTCTATAGCATTCAGTACTGGCTGGTATGCAGTTTCTGCGGCACCGGCAATCAACCCTTCTACCTGAGCGACACCAGTTACTACACCTTGAGGAATGGCTGATAGTGCGCCGGACATAACACCCGGCTCTGACTGGTTGATGATTTGTTCTGGTGTTCTTGCTGTGGCGCGTAATGCCTGTAGCCGTTTTTGATTTATGGTGTTCATGAGCGCTTACCCCCATACATTCTCTCTTGATCAGCATGCAGTTGTTCTGCATAACTGGTCGCAGCCTCTTGGCTTCTGAACTTCCCTAGGTGCCTGCCTGTTTTGCGGTATAGTTCGATAGCCTCATCCTCGGAAAGGGCTTTTCCCTCATCAGAGATTGTTGGGATTAAAACCTCTACACCATCTTCTTCAATAGATATCGACCGCACAGTGCTGACGCTGCCATCTTGGTTGTGCACCACAGGCCTAGTATTTAGATCAATATTTCCTGGTTCGATGATGCTATTTGGTGTATTGCTGATCTGGGAGGGAATGAAATCTGAGATAGATTGCCCAAACGAGTCCCTGCCCATATCTGCATCAGGCGACATATGGATCAAGATTAGATCGCCAGTGTTTGGGTCCATTAGAGGCTGACTACCCAGTGTGGCAGCGTAAGCACCAGAGCCGATGGGAATAAGGCCGATACTGCCAATAGACTGCCCAAGCTGCTCACCAAGATTACGTTGTTGAATTTCTCGGGTAAGAGCTGAGTTTGCTCGCGATGTGAATGTGTCCGAATCCATCCCCCATGGTGCAAGCACACGGCCTTGATCATTGAAATCAACAGGATCACCAAGTACAGCGGTTATCGCTTGCTCTAGTCTGTCAGTATCAATGTCGGGTGATAAACTGCCGTCCTGTGCCGCGCGTCCAACGTAATAGGATTTTACTGCGTAGGCGTCCTGCATGAACTCAACTGCGGAGCTGTCGCCACCAACCAAGCCTCTGTATAGATCGCCCACCTTATCCTCTATTGCTTGCACAAACTCAGTGTCTTTCGGTACTGGATAGTTGATTGTTCCGGATTTGCCGCCGGCACGTAGTATTTCATCGCCATGAATGGCGGTAGCTGCAGCATCACCAGCAGATTGCACTACGTCAGAACTAAACCAGTAATCAGTTAGCTTGGCTTGTTCATAGCTACTGGCAAGCTGTCCCATGCGTGCCATGAAAGGATTGATGCTTTCCACCTGTTCAGTAATGCCTTGGAATGTGTCTTGGTCACCAGCAGCCCAATATAGGGCTCCAAGCATCTCACGCTTCTGTCGTGCGTTACCTTCTTTAAAGGCGTTTTCTATTGCTTGGGTCTCGGAGTCCAGGAGCGGACGCATTTGCACTAACCCTGCTGGGTTGTTTTCCTGCATGCCACGTATTAGGTCTGCTCGATCACGAAGAGCCTGGCCAACAGAAGAAACACCATCCTGTGTACCTAGTGATGCAAGATCTAGAGGCTCAATAGGCTGTGCAGCACGTTGTTCTACCCACGACAGGGGCGAGTCTTGAAGTAGCTTGGTGTTGGCCTCTATGGCATTCTGGATTCGGTTCAGGTTCGCTATGTCAGTGGTGTTGCCGCCTGTGTTTTGCAGTTGCTGACTGCGTTGCAGTAAGTACGCTTGCTGATCAGGGATAGGCATCCGCAGCACATCTTGCACTTCCTGCTGACCTTTTAGTAGGTCACGGTAGGATTGTTCGTACTCGGTTCCTGAAACCATGCCGGCCCAGCGCAGCATGTCGTCAGTAGTAGCGGGGATGCCGGTTGCTATCTGGCGATCAATTTCACCAATGGCACGCACCGCACGCGCATCGGCTTTATCTTGTTCTGCCCGTGCGCGGTTATCAATGCGGTCTGCTTGTGTTTGTGCGCGTGTACGGAGCTGCTGGATTTTGTCGGCATCAAGACGGTGTATCCAATTAAAGCCTGCCGTAGCCTCGCCGCGTGCGGCTGCTTCCATCGCAGTCACTGCGCCGTGTGGGTCGCGGTCAATCATGGCGGTACCAGCGGCATATGCCATGGTGGACTCTGCTTCGCCGGTGAGTTTTGTTTTAACAGCGCCCGGAAGAGAGGATGAGTTCAGTGTTGCTAGATGTCTGGCTCGAAGCTCGTCATAAAGCAATGGGTCAAGTGCGATAGAACGAGCATCAGCCTCTCGCCCAGACGTGTACTGCGACTCCGTATGAAGACGCATTTGTGCAGACTCGAAGGGCAGAGCTTGGGAGACGAGATATACGCGCCGACGATCCATGTCGGCCTCATAGAAACGACGCGCTTCTGCGGGTGCATTCTCTAAAGCTTGTGCCGCGTACTCATCATATTCTTTGAGTAAGCGCGGTGTGAATTCTGGAGCACCAGGCTCAGCCGTTAGTTTTAGCTCTTCTAGTCGAGTCATCCACTTGATTTGGTCCGTAGAGCTAGCTTTAGAGGCCCACGCGATGGCCTCTTCTTTTTGTTGGCGCTCTACAGCTTGACCAATCTGCCCAACCGCTTGCCCCATACCTGCTACAGCTCTACCGGTTGCGTCATCAACGCTAACCATCGGAGTGCGAGCCACAGGCATGTTGGGTGTGGAGATGCGTTGCTGTCCAAGAGGGATAGGAATACGTGTTGCCATGTTTTATCTCCAATACTGTGAAGCGTTGCCAGCACGTACGCCTAGCAGTTTCACGCCGCCAGCTTTATTGGCTGCGCCTGCGGCTGTGCCACCAGCCTTTGCAGCCATACCGTAGCCAGCAGCACCAGATAGAACGCTAGTTGCCGCACTCAAGAAACCAGCACGGCGGGCATTCTTACCAGATTGGCGCAGTGTTTCTGCGGCGTAGCGGTCGTTTACAGCTTGCTGTTCAAAGGCACTACCTTGTAGCAAGGCTTGGTAGCGTGTTTGCAGAGCATCCATCTCCATGTCTCTGGCTGATTGCTGCTGGATGGCAAGGGCAGAACCGCTGCCGGCATCAAAGCCAGATTCCGCCACAGAGGCACGTACCTCAGCCTGCTGCTGGCTTGAACTGCGACGTTGAGCAAGCTCGTTCTGTAGGCCAGCATCGTAGGCTTGGCGTGCCTGTATGTCCGATAGCTTGGCGTTACGCTCAGACGCTTTGGCTTGTTGCTTGTAGCTTGCTGCTTGCTGGTTGCCTTGCATGATGGCGCCACCAGCCTGTAGCGCTGTAGACCCGATAAGGGCTGCTGTAAATGGATCCATTACTTCACCTTTGCGTAGAGAAAGCAGTCCCGACCGTCCGGGGTGTAAGCGGTCATAAGGCCTTCACGTTTAAAGCCCAAACGCTCAGCCCATGCGATGCCTGCTGTATGTTGGCTATCAACCGTCATTTCTATTCGTTTCCATGGGGCGGAGCGAACAACAGCAGAAATGACGCGATGCAGGGTTTTGAATTGTTTTAGAGCGGCTTCAGATATAAGCGCCCACGCCATACCGCGCTGTTGGTGCATTTCGATGATGCCAGCGCAAGCAGTAGCGTTTCCGTCATCATCCAAAGCAGCCCAGCCTACGCCGTTAGCCTGAACCAAGGCATGGGCATGCTCGGCTGTTACTATAGGGATAGCGTAGGCCTGTGCTTGCTGTAGTTGCACGGCCAGTATGTGTTCGACTTCTAGGGCAACAATTTTGATCATCGGTCGTCACTCGTAGAAATCACCGGCATGATGGCCAGTAGGGTTACGGGAAGAGGTTGATCGTTCGTGTACCAAATACGTGCATCACGCTCATAATCACCGCGCCATGGGATCGGCTCGGTATCGCCAGTAAATAGCGGAGGAGGGTTATTCATGCGCTGCGATGGTCTGCGGAAATTCAGTGTTTCTAGATTGTCTGGTGATGGACCAAGATTCCCGCCAAGGCTATTCAGCATACGGACGATGACGTTTGTGAGCCGTTTGATCTTTCCTTGTGCTGTGCCGTTTGTGGCTCCAGCCTCTAGGCTCATGGTTGCCATAGCGCACGGAGCAGGTAGGCCAACGTGAACGATAGAGCCGCCATATTGCAGTTCAATCTTGCCGCCCTCTACGACCTGATCAGGGGATGCTGCACCATCGACCAGCACTTGCACTGTTTGGCCTTCTAGGTGGTCTAGTCCTGATATGGAGGTTGCTTCTGGCCCTCTGTAGGTAAGGCCGCAATCGAGGTAGAAAGCCTCGCGGTGATCTTCGTTATTGCCTAAGGGCTTACGTAGCAGCTCAACGTACCGTACAGACTGCCCGTTGATTTCACGGCGAACAATCATCCATAGGTCGTCACTGCCGCCATTTGGGGCTGGCATTGCCTCAATGGCTTCAACCCATCCATTTGTCATGGGGTGCGAGTGCCAGGCGTATACATCACTGCGACCTGGCTCTTGATCGTAAGTGCAGCCAACGAGGGTGCCGTCAGTGCTGGCCAGCCAAATAATGGAGTCAGGTTCTTGTTGATAGCTTAGGTCAACAGCGCCAGAGCGCAGCACATGCTCAGCTAATTTGGTTGTGTCGTTTGAGGCGTAGTTGTTGGTGTCGTAGTTAAAAACATAGTCACGCAGTTTCTGGCCTGATGCTTGGACGAATAGAACGCGGCCACCCACTTCAACGGGCATGATGGAGCGGGAGCCGTATGTGGTGCGGCGTTCTGCTCGGATGTTTGCGGGGCCTACCGCCTGGTTAGACTGGATAGGGCCAATCAACCATTCGTCACCGTCGGTACCAAGAATCAGCTCATCAGACTCAACGGCCCACACAACACGGTTAATCTGCCTCGCATTAAGCGTTTGTACGATTGCTGAGTCGGTTTCAACCTCGCCACCTACCTTGGATGCGAAGTTCTCAAAGTCTCCCACAACACTCATGGAAACCTTACGGCCACGAATTAGCACCAGACGCTGGCGCCAGAAAGCACCATGCTCAGGCCATCCATCGTCTTGGTTGTATAGGCTCTTAGCCCATTTGTGAGTAGCGTTGCCGGTGTCGTAAGTAGTGGTGTGAACGACCTTAGCAATAGAGCCTTGGGCATATACACCCGATAACGCCATTGGTAGAGATACCTTAAAGCTGCTGGAGGTTGCATCGTAGATTTGGTACGAGCCGTCTATCGTTGTTGTGGCTGCTGGTGGCTCTGGATCAGTGATAACTACAGTGCCAATCAACTGCACGGTCATACCATTAGAAAGCCCGTGAGGCTCACCAGTGGTAATCACGGCGTGTCTGCCAGATCCTGTTCCAGCAATCTGACCGCTAGCGATTCTGATCTCTCGCGTGAAAGAGCTGATCGTTGGAACAATATCGTGTGGTAACTGGCGTACAACCTCACCAGTAGCCGAGGTTTGGCTGTTGACCGCAGTGATGCGCACTTCGCCAGAACTGTCATGTAGGTATACCCACTCCACACCAATAGGGCCGCGTTGATCGTCGGGAATGTCGATACCGTCACCATCCCATGCGCTGCCTTCTGTGTGGATTGGCGTGTTGTTTCCGGTGACAGGGGCATTGCCAACACCTACGGCAGTGCACCGGTAAACGCGCATATCAACGCGGCGCAGTTCACCTACGTTGATGCGCTGATACACAGCCCAAGGGCGCACAGCAGAGAAGTCCGAGGATTCAAGGTAGATGCTTGTACCTACCATTGCAGGCGTGAATATTGACTTAGAGGCCGTCAGTGTGACTGTGCCTTCTATGCCGCTGGCGGTGATCGTTGAGGCTTTGTCGGTATTCAGGTCTTGGTACGGGCCGCCTTGTAGCTCTACCGTTTTCAGATCGAACGTTTCAGGGGTTAAGCGTAGAAGTTTTCTGGGTGAGTGCCTAGGGTGCAGCAAATACATAGTGTCCGCAGACTGTACGGCACGCAGTACAAACAAGCCGTTGCTATCGGTAAGGTCTTCGGCAGAGTATGGAGTGGCAACCTCTACAGGGTTTCCGTTGGGTGCCAGCAAACCGTGGTTTGTGTAAAAGCGGATGTAATGAGGGCCTACCTCCAGCATATAGGCTACGCGCTCAGATACTTGGAAGCGCAGCAGCCAAGCACGACCTGCCTTAACGGGGTTGATGTATTGGGTACCACCGCGACGAACCAAGGGGCCTTGTACCAGCGGCAAGAAGTTCTGTAGAACGCTGCAGCTATTGAAATACTTAGCCAGATCGGTGCGACCACCCATTAGCGGCGACATTTCGCCGCCGTCAAAGGTTTGCAGAATAGGAGTTTCTTTAGCCATTAGTTACGCGCCTCCAACCACGTATCGTCAGACATAGCCAGAGCAGGGCGTTCAATAGCGTTAGCACGGCGTGCGACCGTTAGAGCTTGGCCGTACTCTTCCCACATGGCCTGCTTTTTAGAGTTTGAGTTGGTAATTGCCTCGCACGATTCAGCAGCCAGACGGCATGCCAAAGCCTCTACGAATAGGGCATCAAAAAGTGTTGGGTCGCTGATCTTGCGTATGTAGCGGACGCGTAAAGGGCCTTCGTGGTCGATTAGGATGCGACGACCTTCAATGCTATAGCGGCCTTTAATACCGGGAGTGCCTACAAACTGAGGGCTACCAACCTGAACAATGCGCAGGTAATCCGCAGGCAGTTGGAATTGATGGCTGTAGCCAAAGGCGGGACGCTCAGAAAGCGCAGGGAGTTCGGCGCGTGCTTTGGCAAAGTGCCAGACATTTGCACGCAGTTCGGCCTCACACACAATATCGAACATAGAGTCCATTGTGTTAGAGGCCTTTGAGTCATCATCCAAAGCAATGATGCGCGCTGCACCTAGCTTGGTGAGCGCGCGGTTTGCTATGGCTACTTTAGAAACAGCCATGGCTTTACTCCGTTATGGCGAGGTGCTGCCGGCGGCGGGCTCGTTTGAATCGGTCTTCTGGCGAGAGCCACCGCCACGTTGGTTTCCCTTCGCTGGCTTTTCATCAGCGGCGGGCTCGTTTGAATCGGCGACCGGCACAAACCACTTCGCTTTACTGCCTTCTGGCACATCAAACTCGTCATTAACGTTTTTGATGGAGCCAGCGAAGAAGCCGGGTTTAATTGCACGTACTTTCATGGTCACGTCCTTACACTTGAGCTGGGTACGATTCCCAAGACTGAGGCTCTTGAGAGGTGAGCCATGCAGACGCGGTGATGGCGGCGTCGTAGTTCAGGCGTAGGAAGCGCTTGCTTGTGTACGGGAAGCCAATAACAAAACGTGCGCCAGCAGGGGTGTTGGCAGGAATCAGCACAGAAGCAATGTCAGCGGCACCGGCAAAGCCTGCGGCGTCAGCAGTCTGGACAGCTACCGTTACGTCAGCAGCTACTACAGCATCTGTTTGCACCACCACATACATAGGCTGACCGGGGCCAAGTTTGCGCGGTTCGCCAACATCAATTGCGTTTGTAGATGGGCCAGCCGCTGCCACAACTTGCTTGGTAGAGAGTTCTAATCGAGAGTCGATATACATATTGGTCTCCGTTGAGGGGCATCGCCCCTCGTTGAAAGTTACTGAACAGCGGATTCGGTGTTCATGATTGCGTCGGTGCGGCGCACAGGGATGTCGTCAAACATCATCACGCGCTTACCTTCTACGCTTTCCCATGTCAGGTTGTTGGCGATCTTGTTCAGAATGCCTAAGCGCAGTTTTTCTCGGATAGTGCGGTTGATGTACCAGGCGGCACGACCTTGGCCAAAGTTCGGAATGCGCTCAGACGCTTGGATCATCAACTCGATCAGCGCCATGGTTGCGTCTTTAGCGGTAGAAGGATTGCTAAGTGCGGCAACATCAATGTTTGCGATACGTGCGCCGTAACGCCAGTCACGTACCGTGGCACCCAGATCCCATTTGTAGTGGGAGCGATAGGCTTCCATGCGACCGCCTTGGCCGTCTACGTTCTCAACGGTGACTTGGCCTTTATCTTCCATGGACAAACCAGCCTTGGAGCCTTTGGGGTAGATGCCGTGAATGGTGTTGGGGCCCCAAACAACCAGCCAGATAGAAGTGTTGTCGTTGCCTGCACCACCACCGTTGATGATGTTTTCACCGCTTGGGGCATTCATGTCGTTGTAACGTGCAGCTAAGCCGGTGAACTTGGCTGGGTCTGTGCCTTCGTTACCATAGATCAGGGTGCGCGCCATTTCCTGATTCATGCCCTCGATGTGGGCAGAGTCTTCAGATAGACGGAATGCTGCAGTGTTGCCGTTCAGGTCAGCCAGCGCTTTATCAACTTCGGCGTAGGCTTCCAGCATCCCGCAGTTATCGGTGATCTGTGCGGTTTCGCTGCGGGATGGCTGAACGCCACCGTACAGCTTGCGCCATGTAGGGGTAGGGATACCGGTACGCACGGTGGTGCGGTGGCCTGTAGGCAGGTTGCCCTCGATGGCAGTCATGTCTTCGAGAATGCCGTTGTTCTGGCTAAGCAGTTCAACGATCTTGGCGATTTGACCGTTAGGGTCTAGGCGCTTGGCCACATCGGCCATGGTTGGGTTTTGGATAGATAAAGTAGCCATTTGTGTGCTCCTTGGCGTTGGCCATTAACAGGTGCTTTTCAGCGGGTTGTGGGCCATAGCCCTATTTCTTTGTCATGCTTGGGTAGAACACTTCTTCGATAGATTTCTCCGCGCCGCCTTGGGAGGCTGAGGAATCAGGTGTCAGCGTGCCTTCACCCAAGTTCTTGCCGATACGAGCGAACAAACGCAGCGTTTCAGCGTCACCCAAGGCGAGGGAAATCTTTTCGATGGAGTCTTCTTCGATGCCGAAGGTACGAACAGCGCGGCGGCCTAGCTCGGCGTTAGCGTCGTACTGAGAACCCCACTCTTTGCGTAGGGTGTTCATATCGGCTTCGCTTTGCTGCTGACGTTCGACTTCGGCTGCTTGCTGTTGAGTAGCGGCGTACTCGTTCCACTTCTCCGCTAAGGCTTGAGCTTGGGCGGCAGGAACACCGGCTTCGTGCATCCACTTAGCGGCCTCGGCAGCGAACGCAGCGTCTTGGCCTTCAGGCACTGGCAACTGGTAAGCTTCTGGTGACTCTGGAATGGCTGTCTTGCCTTCCAGTTCTTGCAGTGCCTGGGCTGCTTCGCTTGCATCCTTAAAGCCTTTACCGCTGATGAAAGCCTTTAGGCCTTCGTCTTGGATGCTGTCGTGCCACGCTGGTTGTGTGTCTGCTGTTGTAGGATCAGCAGCGCCTTGGCCCTCAACTGGCGGGGTAGCACCACCGCCGCCTTCACCACCTTCCGTGGCTTCTTGGCGTAACAGACGTGCAAACAGTCTGCGGTTATTCAGTACGTTCATGTTCACGCTCCATAATTTCGTTGATTTGCTCGTCGGTCATGCGTAAGACCTTGGCGATGTGTAAAAAAACTTCTCGGCGACCTTCGGCCAACATGGTGGCGTGGGTGTCTACTGCACCAGTTATGCGTGATGTGGCCACCGATGAGCGGCCTACCTTGCAGAACTTAGCTAGATCAGCCAGAACTGCATCACCATCTCGACCGTCAAATACTCGGCGGTACCGGCTACGCAGGCCTGTAATCATCTGGATGCGACGCATCACTCGTTCACTAATACTCATATCTGTGCGCTCCCTGCGATTTGTTGTGCTTGTGCGAGATCCTTAGCAGCGCCAGCGGCAACGGGGGCAGCCTCAAGAATCTGTGCGGCTTGGGCTTGCTGTGCTGCAGCCTCGTCAGCGGCTTGCACGTCTTCCTCGTCAACCATGTATTTCTCTGGCACGCTGAACACGCGACCAAGGCCACGCACGATTTCAGACGAGTTCATGACACGCGCTGCATTTGGGTCTGCTTGGATAAACGGTGCTGAGGCTTCAGCCCAACGCAGCACGTTTGCACCTTCTTCGGCGCGCATGGCTTGGTTAAGGGGACTGTCGTACTCAATCTCGATAGCACCACCAACGTCTTCCAGCTCAGGTGGCATAGGGGGCAGGGCGCCAGCATTTGCCAGAATGTCGATCTCGCGTGTGATCTGTGGACCTAGCTGCTCAGACTGCACACGGCCCATCGTTGGACCTAAAAGGATGCCTTTCTCTTGTGCGCGCTGTAGAACCTCGGTTGCCGTCATCTGGTGGTTATCAACCAAGATTTGGAACAGTGTTACGTAGAACGCCAGATTGATGGCTTCCCGCTTCTGATCTGCATAGCTGATGCCCATCGGCACGTTCTTGCCTAAGTCCAGAGGCTTGATTAATTGGGTGCCTTGGTCGTTCAAGTAGCCGAAGTTCAATGCACCAGAGCGCAGATCAAACGAATCTAAGGCGCTGTCGTCAGCCAAGATCAGTGGTGGGTCTACGGCTTTCTGTGCACCCTTGATATTGGTTTTCTCAATCTGGTTGAGCATCCGTACATCTGGCAGGGCTTCCATAGCAGGTGAGTAGCCGTAGGCCGAGTCGTCAGCGGCGTAGAAGCGACCAATCGCCAGAGGGAATACACGGTAGCCGCTATGCTCAACGATCTCATTACCAGCATTTAGCGCGATCCAGACAGACTGGATGGGCATGTTTTGGCTACCTACCAAGCTGGAATCACGGTCGCGGCGTGGGCGTATCGCGTGCAGGAACTCAAACTTACGCTCCATGTCGTTGCGATCAATAGCGTTCTGGATCTGCGTTGGTAGGTTCTTTGCGCCCCAACGTTGTGCAGCCTGACGCGCTGTCAGCGTCCATGCGATGTGGGCCTTGTCCACTACACCGTAAGCATCCTCGGAGAACCAGAGACGGTTCAGGCGCAGGTTACGGTAACGGATGCCTTGGCCAAGCACGTCATCAATCATTAAGCCGCCCGCACCAAACGCGCCATGGCTGATGTATGACTCACCAGACTGGGATGCAAAGTTAGCACGCCACTGGTAACGTTGAGCAAACAGGATATTGGTGACCTGTTCCAGATACTGACGCACAGCAGGGGACTCGCGCAGGTTCTCGTCGGAGACTGTCAGCTTGTGCCATCGCTGTGTACGAGGCGTAATCATGGAGTCCATAGCCGCAGCGAAGTGGCGCAGGGCCAGCATAGGCGTGGAATCGTAGATATCCTGTGTACGTTTTTCGCCCGGATTGCTGTTGCTCTCTTGCTTGAAGCGGCGATAGCGGGGCAGGATCGTAGCGATCACGTCATCCCACTGTGACTCGAATGATTGGCGAGCCTGTTTCATGGCCTCATGGTCGGCCAGTATCTCGCGCACTAGGTCGACGTCGGCGTTTTGCATTACGAACCCAGCAGCGTTTTAGTGGCTACAGAGCCGGGCTTTGCAGTGGCATCGCCAGCCAGTACTGTGCTCGCAGCACCGCGGCGGCGACGTAGACGCTCAGCCTCATTAGAACCAGCCGCAGCCGCGTCAGTTGTGCTTGGCGGTGCTGTTGGTGCTGGTGGGTCTGGAATCTTTGGTGTGCTAGGTTTACTGAATAGACTTGTCATAACGGCATCCATTTGGGAAGATGCCGTCAGTTTGTGCGCGTGCGCGCGTAGTGAAGTGCGTTTTTATTCTAAACAAAGATATGGAGATGTATATGAGACCAACTTTTGATGATGTTAAGAGAGTGTTTGCAGAGATGGACGGAGGAACTCTTAGAGTTGTCACTGTAGTTACAGAGCTTAAGATTCAGGGCTTTGATGATGATCAGATAAGAAATGCTTTAGATGTTTTTATACAGGAAGGACTGCTGAGTTGCGACAACCTTAATGAGTTGAGGCTGGTCAATCCATCCTAGCAAACCCCTGCCTACCAGCCCTACGCCTAGCAGTAGAGACAGGATAAGCAAACGATAGACACAGAGCATCAGCGCGGTTTGGACTTGGCAGACCGCGCTTTTTCATATCCTTCTTGGATTCGATCTGTATCTTGCCATCGAGGCGAGCAACGGTTTCAGGGCCCGTGAGCTCGTCTACTAGCATCTGGTCATCTGGAATAGCACCACCTTCTTTCAGCCAGTCTCGTGTTAGCTTCCACATCTCAGCGCGTTTGTTGAGGCAGCCTTGGTCGCCAGCCTCGCCAGAGAACCAGACCAAGCGCCAACTGCGGCCTAACGTCTTACCAGCAGAGACAATACCGGTGCCATAGCCTGCATCAACAAACACCGCATCGGCTTTGTGCTCGTCCTCAAGCTGCGCCAGTATCTGCGCCACTTCGATATCGTTGTCGTTCTTGGGCAGTACACGCAAGATTTCAAACTTCAGGCCTTGGCGCTTACCAATCACCAGATCGTCATCACCTTCCCATGCGGGGTCACACGTCAGAATGACAGGCGCAAAGCTGTACTGACTCGGCTCAAGGTGGCGGCCTTGTGCGGCTTCTGCATCAGCGGTGCTAATGAACTGCTTCAGAGACATGGACGGGAAGATACCGCGAATACGCACTTTCACGATGTCGCTGTCCTCGCCATACGTGTCTACCATCTCTTGCAAGTACTCTTTGTTGGTGCCTTCGACGGTGCGGCTGTCGATCTGGAAGGTTTTCCAGAGCTTACGATGCCTGCGGAAACACTCTCTAAAGCGACCGCTGTTACGTGTGGGGTTACCAAAGGCTATCCAGATGATCTCTGTGTCAGCATCAGTTAGCGCCCCCTCGGCTACTTCCCATACCTTATCGGCAATGGCTGATGCTTCATCAAAGATCAGCACAATACGCTTGCCCTCGTTGTGCAGCCCCGCAAACGCCTCTGTGTTGTTCTCACTCCAAGGGATAGCATCAGCACGCCACGACTTGTCAGCCTCTGGGTCTGCGCTTGCTACGGCGGTGGCCGTGGTTTTGAATAGATCCCTAGTTTCAGCCAGGCGCTGCCACTTTTTGATCTCAGGCCATGTTTTGGTGCGCAACTGCGTTTCGGTGTTGGCGGTGACCACAATGCGTGTATCGACGCAGGTATCGAGCGCCCATTTCAGAATCATGCTGATACCAGCAGACTTACCGATACCGTGGCCTGATGACACGGCAATACGCAGGGGCTTATAGCGTGTCTCGTCGTTGCTTAGGTGGTCGCCTATTGTCTGCATTACATCGCTTTGCCATTGGCGTGGGCCAGCATGCCGTGCAAGCTCTGTGTCTTCCTCGCCCCATGGGTAGACTTCTTGAATGTAGCCTAGCGGATCGTGCGCAAAGCTGGCGATGTAGTCCAGATCCTCGTCGGTAATCTCGCTCATGATCAATTCTTCCTACGGCGGCGCATACGGTCAGCCATGCCTTTGATGCTGCCAGAGTGCTCAACGCGATCTTTAAACGCCTGCACGCCCACGTGGCGGCCTATTAACTCAAGATTTTTCACCTTGTCCGGCCACTTGATCTTTTTCACGACTGCGATGCGTGTTTCCTCGTCGCCTTGTGCTATTTCCATAACATCTAAGCCGGAAATCATCTGTCGCCAAATCTTGGGCCAGTCGTGTATGGCCTTAACGCTACCGTCATCGTTCAGGATGTCTGCGGCGTCCATTTGGTCAATCTCACCAAGGCGGGAGAGTACATACTCAGCATCCACCTTTACTTGTTCTGATCGTTTGTTCATGGCCTCTTCAAGAATGGCTCGGACCTTAACATTAGCCAACAGACGGCTTGCCTGTTGATTGGCTGTTCTTTCGCTGTAACCCGCGTTAATAGCTGCTTGTGTGGCGTTAAGGCTCACAAGGTACTCTTCAACGAAACGGGCTTGCATGGCATTTAATTTCATTCTTCAAATCCGGGCAAAGTCAGATTACCGCACTCATGCTCAGTGCTTGCGGATGGTGTTTTTTTGGAAAGCATTTGGAGTAGGGCGGGCACCGTGATGTTGTAGGCTCTGGCTACTGCTGGCAGGTGCTCGGTGGGCATTAGAGCTGCTGTACGCTGGCGTGGGCGTTTGGGAGTACTCCTGCGCATTTCAGCGGGACGCTTAGGCGCATTCTCGCGTTCTTTACCGGTCTGCTTTTCCCAGAGATCCAGCAGCAGTTCACCGCGCCAGTGAATGGGTGCAGCACCGGCTAAGTACTGCCGAATCATGGCTTCACCTACAGCGTGTCCCATTGCTCGGGCGATATCAGTCTGGCCCATACCTGCACGACGCAGATCGAGGATAATTTCAGACCAGTCAAAATCGACCAAGTAACCACGCATGTGTGTCTCTATGCCTCCTGCAACACAGCCCATGAGAGGATTGCCAAAGCGTCGGCGGCGTTATCCGAGTCAGGGTCAAAGCCACGTTTCTTGGCTTGTTCAATCATGGCGGCTTTGTCTGCTCTGCCTGAGCCTGTCCATGCCTTTTTAACGGTCGGAACAGCCACGCCAAGGCATTCAATGTTACGAGTGGCAGCGCATGCCTGCACGAAGCCCAAAAACGCGCCATAGGCGTTATTTGCAGCGCTAGAGCTATGGCCGAATACGACATTCTCAAAAACCAGTTGATGCACATTCTCGCTTTCGAGGATTCGGTGCAGCCAGTGCTGGAAATTAATCCAGCGTTGCCCCGGATGCTGTTTTTTGTTGAGCTGGAATTTCTCGGTACCGTAGCTAATAGTGCCGTCGCGTCTGCGTACTGCCCAGCCGGTATTGGTGCCGAGGTCTAGGGCGAGGATGTTTGTGTTGATCATGCCACCTTCCTCTGGTTGGCCACCTCACGCATCATGGCAACGGCAGCGCGTGAATCTACCCACGGGTTTGATGTACCAGGTTCTGGCTGTCGTGTCGGTGCGGGATGTAAGCGTTGCTCTGGGCTGCGGATTTCACGGCCAAGGGCAGAAAGCAGGGCAGAGCCAAGGTTGCGGTTACAGCGTTTCATCGTGGGCGGTAGGTTGTCCAGAATGTGGGCGTAGCCGTATTTCTGCAACAGTGCCACGAGGTCAGCGCGTACCACGTCATTGCCTTGGTCGTCCTTTTCCATGAACGAGTTACCGGGTGCGGAGTTGGCCATGCGTATGGCTTGGCGAATGATGCCCATGCGGTTGGCAATGCGTGCGGTGATGGCTCCGTACTCGCCGTAAGGTGCGCCAAAGTGCCAAGAGCACAGCCATTCGTCGGTGCCGTTGGTAGAGGTGGACAGCGTGCCGGGCATTGGGCATCCAGAGGCGCTACAACTGCCGTCTGAAACCATCGGTACGGGTGAGCCATGGCTGTGGCTGGATTGCTGGCGATTCACGCCTGCTGCGGCTTCTGCGTAGGTTGTCATACGGTCGCTCCTTGTTGCTCACGCTCACGGCGTTTGATTTCTTGAAACATACGGTCCTTGAACTCGTTGTAGGACTCACCTGCACGGGCAAACATGCCGAGTTCACGGGCTTTTCGGTCAATTCCGGGTTCGGTTCGGTACCACTCATCGCGGGGTTTTTGGTCTGGTTTTTCTGCCTGCGGTTTTTGCAGGTCTGCGATGATCGGTACGAGGTATGCAGCGTTTACGGGTTGCGGGTTGTTTGTGTCTTTGCGACGTGTTTTCGCGGTTTCCAGTGCAGCGAGGATGTGCTCATCGGTCGCTTGCAGGTCGATCATTGCCGAAATGCCTTTGCTGCCAGCGTGTGTGGCAGGGTCAGCACCGTGCTTGCGCAGCAGTACCGCGATCAATGCGTTGCGTGATGGTTGATCATCAGGATTGTTTTCAGAACCAGCTGGCGGCGATTCTTGCGCGCCTAATCCTTCTGTGGGTATATATGCTGCTTCTTCTTTATTATGGGTAATGGGTAATGGGTAATGGATAGCCGTGGCCGTACCCGTATCAGCTACGTTGTTGTCACGACCTGTCACGCGTGACTGGTACTGTTTGAGTAGCGTCTCCAAATCCGTTGTTTTGGCATCCCAAGCTGGCACCACGTCAAACTCTCTAAGCATTGCAAACAATAGCTTTCGGCGCTCTCGGTGACGTCGTTGACGCTCCTTTTCGTTCTCCTTTTTTGCCTCATTATCCTCATTGATAAGTTGGTACTGCTCTATCTCCTCATCGCAACGGCTATGTCTATGTCCATCAATCGTCTTTTGAAAAAACTCTTCAAGAATTGTGTCGATGGCTTTCTTTTCAGCCGCAGTTGATGCGCGAGCTAGTCTGTAGACCTGACGTTTTTCTGCTGGCAATGGCTGCTCATGCTGGTAATAAAGGTCCAGCAAACGGCGATAAGCACCATCCTCAATCATCGAAAGATGAGCGGTGTCCTTTAGGTAGTCGCCAATGTGATGGGAATAGTGGTTCATTCTTAATTCCTGTACGCAAACTGCCTACGCAGTTCATGGAATAACTCAGCGGCGTCTTTATCCCAATCAAGCTGTCTACGGCTTGTGATGCCACAATGCGAGCGCACACGCGCTGCTGCGGACTCGGGGCAGGTAGCGCCAAGCATCTTTTGAAACTCAGGCTTAGCGCATAAGCGGCCTGAAAGTCTTGAGTTGGGTTCAGCCATTACCAGTGCCTCGTATTGATCTTGGATTGCAGGTACTTGAAAGCCATCATTTCGTAGGCGCTCAGTTCCATTTGGCTAATCACCATTGAGTCACCCTGGGCAAGCTGAAAACCAAGCGCAGACAGTAAGTGGCAGGCTTTTTCTAGCGCCTCTTTGTCTCTGCTAATAGTGCTCGCTGAAACACCCATGAAATCTGCTGCACGCTCTTGAGTGATGGTTGCAAGACGACGCAAGGCCTCGCTGTACATTCTTTCAGCGTTCTTGCGGGCTATTTCACGATCTTCGTCGGATACTGGTTGTGTGTTCATAGTGGTGTTACTCAAAGAGTGGTGCCCAGCTCCTTTCCCTTATGATTGGAGTTCTCACACAACCAATATTCAGAAAAGGAGCCTGTTATGGGCAATACGTCGAAGCCAGATGATTTTGCGCAGGGCAGAATACTGGCGTTAAGAACAGCGCTTGGGGCTATGGTGCTTTCGCATCCCAACCTTGCTGATGCTGCAAATAAGGTTGCTGAGGCTTTAGCCAAAGCAGAGGGGGAATGGATAGGGCAGAAGGTGCCGGACATGTTCATTGAGGGCCTCCAAGAGGAGACTGTCGATTTGCAAGCTTTGATAAATACAAGCCTATCTCTGCGCGCACCGTCCTCACACACGTCAATCCCACGCAATCCAACTCGTTCTGGGGAAGGGCGTGAGGGAAGCTAAGCAGGCACTTCGCCATGAAAGCCGGGAAGGCTGGATGCATTGGCGATTGAGTGGCTGTTTTCATAACCCCTCCGTTTCGTGGGTGGGTGCCTCAAGCTCTGGCCAAATACGGTGCCAGTCGTCAGGGCGAAGATCTTTGCGGGTGACTTCTCCATTTGTGGCGCGCTCGATTTCGGCGCATCTTTCAGCAGGAACTTGGCGTACGCACCTTGCCCATTGATAAACAAGCTGGGGTGGAATACCAAGGGTTCTGGCTAGCTCAGATTGGCCGCCGTGCTTTTGGCTTACGTAATCAAGTAGTTTCATAAGCAAATATTAAGCGATTCGCTTAATAAAGGTCAAGCAGTTCGCTTATGTATTTATTAAGCGAACTGCTGTCAAATACAAGTTCTATGAAATCAGTCTCTGAAATCCGCCTAGAAAACCTAGAAACGCTTGTAAAACAAGCGGGAACTGCCGACTCTCTAGCAGAGAGGGCTGGGCTGTCGCACGTCTATGTGAGCCAGATTAGAAGTAGGGCAATAGATGCAAAAACCGGAAAGCCAAGAAACCTAGGAAGTGTTGCCTCTAGGAAAATAGAAGAGGGGATGGGTAAGCCAAAAGGTTGGATGGATCGAGATCATTCAGATGGAGGCGGGCTCGATGATGGATGGCCGTTTCCTAGAGTGGATAAAACCACTTATAACTCTTTGAGTGAATCCCAAAAAAATGCGATTGAGGATTGGGTTATGGAGCAGGTTAGATTGTTCACTAGTCCAGCAACCCCAAAAAGAGGTACAAGAAAAACCGCATAATCTTAGGCTGGTTTGGCCCAAGAGTGAGGGTCGTCGCGTCTAACTAATAAACAATTTCAGAACAGGAGAGAAGAAGAGATGTGGGCTCTTTATATGCTAGGCGGGATTGCGCTAAATGTATTGAATGTTCTGCTTTTCTTTCTCCAGGTTGCTGCGATTTATGCAGGTTTAGAGTATTGGTTAGAGTGGCCTCAATGGGCGTGCTTTATATTAGCTCTAGCTTTGGTTTTTATAAATCCTGTGCCTTTGGTGTCGGGCGTGGCTGGGATTTTAGGGGCGCATTATGCGTGGGGATGGTCGTGGTGGCTTTCTATTCTGCTTTTTGTGGGAATGAGCCTACTTGCAATAGTATTATCCGTTCTTATTTCTGGGACAACCCTTGCGGCGGCTTCTGTACGTAACTGGTATAACGAAAGATCGGAAACCATAGCAGGAACAGGGAGGAAAGTAGCAAGCACGGTAACTGTGGTTGTTGTGTTAGTTGTGGTAGCTGTTGTTGCTAAATATGTGGGTGTTGCCTGGTATGAGGGAACTGCCAATATATCTGACAAGTTTCGTGATAAAGCTAAGGTTCAAGTGCCTTTGCCAGAGGGGCATCCTTTACATGCTTATTTGCAAAATCAGATGACGGAACTAGGGCAAGATGAAAGATTCCAAGAATTCATACGCTCAAACCCTGGAATATCGCCCAATGAAGTTATGGGTGATGGTCTTTCTCGCTTAACCGACCACCAAGCTGAGCAGCGGGTTGTGACGCTACAAGAAATTCTAAAATCAGCCACAGATGCGGATTGTGCACAAATTGTCACCATACAGGAAACCCCAACTTCAGTGCAGAACAGGGCTTTATATAACGCCCTAGGAGCAGCTTCCCCAGCGGTTCGAGATGCTTGGTTTAAAGTAATGAGAGAAGCAGTTATTGCCGTCGTTACTGATGTACCGAGGAATGTATTTGACCCAAATGAGGCAATGCAGGCTTTTGAGCGGGAAGTATCTAAACAGCCTACAGCAAGGTTGCGAATTATGCAGAAGGGCTACAGTAAGCAAGAAACAGTAACCGACGCAGATCTATGTGCAGCAGGAAAGATGCTACTTCAGATTGCTATAGAAGCTTCTGGCAGTGACAAGGCATTGCTAATACGCGCCCTTTCTAGCCAGTAGTTAAATAAATTACATACCGCCTAAGGGCGGTTTTTTCTTACCCTTCAAAAAGCGATTCGCTTTATTTTTAAGCAAAATGCTTGACTTCATTAAAGCGATTCGCTTAATATTGGATCCAACGCTACACCAAACCCCACTAAGAAGTGGCAGCGGTGCAGGTTGGATCTTTAACAATTAGCTCAGCCGATGTTGCTCGTCTACCTATGTAAGGCGTTCGTCCGGCTCAATAGCATCTTCGGGCATGGCCGAAGTAATGCGCGGTGTCTCTGCCGTACCCAAGCGTCAAAGTACGTATACGGGTGAAGAGGGTGAGGTATAGACCGACCAAGAACAGGAACGGTTACTGCTGGCTGGAATGTCAGCTTACGGCTTCTAACGAGGCCGGACACTTGAGCGTCTTAGAGAGCAGGGCGTTGAAGTGTATTTTCATCCCCAACCGTACCGCACCGGAGCGGCTGCACAGGGGCAATTGTGCAGATCTCCTTAATCCTGCTGCGGGATTCCGGAAGCAGAAACGGTGCAGATAGTGATCTGTGGCTCTTTACCAGATAGGGCGGCCGATTATTTTAGTCGGCACAGTTTGGCGCGTTTCAAAGTCGGTTTAGCCCCGATCTAACTTTTCTTTGCGCACCTGCTTAACCCTGCTATATGGGAGTGGAGCGCGTCAAACTGTGATTAATGGAGAAAACCATGCTAGGAAATATAGGGGTTAGCTTCACAAGCTTAGAGGACTTTAAGGCTAAAGCTGAGTTTTACCCGAAAGGACGCATTATCCCTCAGCGCATTTTAAAAACCACATCCAAACCAAAGGGTACAGCACATAAACTTCGACACAGAATTAAGTTCGGCTCCAACTTCTATTTAATACGTTTTCATAACCGAAACTTACTATTTTCATTTGACGATTGCGTTATCGCCATAGAAATTGGAGTCGGTGTTAAAGATGCATATATTTATGGAAACCCTTATGGAGAGGGTGGAAGTCATTGGATTGGAGTAAACGGCTGGGATGACTTTTGCAGCAAATTGTCCAGCTTGTTATCGGAATTCAAGGAGGCTGATTATGACCAATAAGACTATTTTGAGTGATAACCAAGTCACTAGACTTTCTCTTTCTCTCAAGTTTCAGCCAAGTGGTTCGCAGCCTAAAGATTTTCTACTTAGGTGTGATTTGGTTCGAGAGATCGAGCAAGCCTTACTGCAATCCCCTGAGATACAAGGTGTTATGGATGCCTCAAAAACAGTAAGTAAAGTGTTTTGGGCTACGCATCTTGAGTATGAGAAATTGCATGTAGCTATCAAGATGCTGGATGCCGCTATAGCCGCAA